TCAATCTGACGTGGCCTTTCGTACACCTTTCCGTTGAACCGATTGCAACGAATGCAAAGCCACCTCGAACACATCCCCATTAGCACCCACCTCAACCTCACGGACAGCACGGGTAGGAACCGACGTGGGACTCGGATGCAGAATAATGTAATCCTCATACGTTGGACACTCAACATTCAACCCCGGATACACCTTCTTGACCTTCTCCAACGATTGACGGAACATGCGCCGAAAAGACTTCTTGACCGCAATCTGGTCTCCGAACCGTTCATACAGCCAATCCCAACTCACCGGAAGGTCACGGCGAAGATTCTTCATACTGCCAGTCAGCCAAATGTAAATGTCGTAAGGCATGACCGACCTGCCTTTCAAAAGGTAAGTGGACACTCTCGTATCGAACGGAGCCGACTCACGACTCAACCGTTCATACACTTCATCGGTCAGACGGAACGTGGCACCGGAATAGCCCACATTCTTCTCATCATTGATAATGCGCACGGCCTGAACGATAGGCAGATAAGCCGTATCCCTCACATTCAACCCCTTGCCCGTGCCGGACGCGCGAATACTGATACGGCAAGCCAACAACAGTTCCAACTGTTCCTGCACGCTCTTCGCGGTACGCCCGCCATGCGGCAATCCCATTTCCTCACACAACTGGTAGATGCTTGGAATGGTGATGGTCTTCGTCTCCGGGTCAACATTCCTCGTCTTATGGCCTTTCGCCGCACGAATCTGCTTAGCCATCCAAGCCATCAACAGTCTCGGATATTTGCCGAACGGGAACCGGCGTTTCCTATCATCCCCATCACCCGTCACGCCAGCTTCAAGCATGTATTCCAACCGTCCGTTCGACTTGCTGACGAAATCCACATCATCGGACGGTTGGGCTGGTGGAAACAGTGTGGCGGTGAGAATGGAATGCCCATACCATATTTCCATACTGTTCGGCTCGCGGGCTTCTATATCATCCAACAGGTTGACCCGTCGAACATCCAACTCCATGCCCGTCGAACCAAGGTCGAGAACATCCTGCTCAACTCGTATGTCACTCATTCGGCTTCTGCTCCTTGCGGCGAACCGACACCGTGTAGCCCATAGCGTCCAATATTCGGCACATGGTCTGGAAGGACGGGTTCCCGTTCTCGCACAGGCTCCGGTAGAGGGACGGTCTCGCCAACCCCGTCAACTGGGAGAGCGTGGTCATGCCGTACAGTCTGGCGAGGTTTCCGGCGGCGGACTGTATGAGCATGGGGTCTTCCGACTTGAACTGGTCTTCTATGTATGCGACGGTGGCCGCTTCTTGTATCTGCTTGGACTGCATGTAGGGGAGTGTAACCTGTGGGCGACAGTATTGTCCAAGTATCCAATGCTGTTGGTGAAGGTTGGCAATGTCCGACACGCCTTGGAAAACATTGTTTTCGTTCTGTGATTTGACATGTTTCCTAGAACTGCTATACTGGCAGTGTTCACACAAAACGAGGTTCAAAAACATCACGCGTGAACAGACTGCGAGAAGAACGCTTCTCATATCCAGCCCGCTACTGGAACAGTCACCAAGGCAACCGGGGTAAAGACCTTACCCAGTAAGGAACACTCCCCGAATGTTGCCGCCCGTTTGAAAAATGAATAGAGATAAGGAAACATGGTCGATAGGACTTAAAGCCCGTCGAATCATGTTCGATATGAAGACTTGCCCATCATGGTTGAATCTTCAAGAACTATCACACCTATCCTCACCTGTTCACTCAAACACACGAGGAAAAGCATGAAAACGCTTGAAGACAAAACCATGACAGGCAAAACCGCTGTCAACCTTCCGACTGGAAATCCCAGCCAACCATTCTATTGGTTCTGAACCACACCTATGGGAAGCTCGGACGGAAAACCGGAAGGAAGACGGCATTTTGGGGCCGACAGGTTTCGACTTGAAAATCAAGGTAATGTAAGCATGTCGGAGGCTGACGTGGACAACCGTCATCAATCCATGTCAAACAATAAACGCCAAGACTAATTCTTCGCGTAACTTCCAGCTCGCCGCCTGAAAAACGGTTTGAAGGAAGAACAGGGTCGCTGATTTGCTGTAAGGCGATTCTGAAAAAGAAAGGACAGCAAAAACTCGGTGAACGGCAACTGTCCATCGTTTCATGACTGAGTTGCAAAACTGTTCCGGGGTGCCTCTTCGACTGGAACTTTCAACATATATAAACGAGATGGCTAAACATGTAGAAAACATCATCAACGTTTTCAAGGACGAGGGTTCAATTCCCTCCGGCTCCACGACGTGACGAGCGTCCGCAAGATGCTCGCCACACGGAAACTGAATATGCGTGCTAAGCGACCGTGCGGTACAGACTCTATAACTCAGGTAAAACTTTGCAAACAAAAAACAGTTTCCGTCAATCCAATCAACTCTAGGAGGTGGATTCTTTCGTTCCTTCACCTCCTAGCAAGCCCCTCTAGCTCAATGGTTAGAGCAAAGGTCTTTTAAACCTTGGGTTGTGGGTTCGAATCCCACGGGGGGCACGACCGCAGTTGGCGCAACTACGGGAAATCGGGAGTGAAATCCTGTGGCCCGTCGTATCGGATGGGCAATTAAAAGCGTCCGCGTGGAATGCGCGTTAAACACCATCATCCCATTAGAGAAAGCCATTGCCCCGCAACAATGGCAAGTAGCGAACGGCTGATGTGAATGACTCCAATCCGGAAGACGCGTTGCGGGCGTCCTCGCGGAACGGAGACATACACCCTTGTAGCTCAGTGGAATAGAGCGCCGGTTTCCTAAACCGGACGTCGTTGGTTCGATTCCAACCTTGGGTACTAGGTTTCACGGAGGTAGCTGTCCGTGAAACCGATGGCATTGCTCGAACAGACATACATGGAACTTGTGGATGTCAAGAGGCTCCCTGCCTTAGTCAGGCGGTTGACGACCGAAGGGGAGGCACGGCCAAACGGGGCGCTTAAACGACCACGTTCCTTGCCGTTGGTGGTAAAAGCCAGTCCACCATGCCGCTGTCATGCCAACTTGGACAATAACTAAGTTGGGTTTGGAATGTTGGCAGAGTGGTTTAATGCAACTGTCCCGAAAGCAGTCGCACTGTGAAGTGCCGGAGGTTCGAATCCTTCACATTCCGCGTTGGGGAAGTAGTACTACCCCCGAAGGCAAGCGCCTACCGCTGGTGTTGGCTTGTCTGGAGATGAAAGCGGCGGACGCTTCCGTTAACGGCGACTCGGTGGATGGTCACGCTTCATGGGTGTGACCATCCACATATGGCATTGGTGCAACCGGTAGCATTACGGTCTCCAAAACCGTCGATGTTGGTTCGAGTCCAACATGCCGTGCTACTTCTCTTACAGGTTGTTTGAGAAGGCGTCGGAACCGTTCTTATGGGCGGTTCTAGTTTTCAGCTGACCTACCCAGTAGTAGGAACCGTTGCCTGAGCCGTTGCGGCGGCTCTTGCTTTGCTTTGCTTTGGTGGCGGAATTGGTATACGCGGTTGCCTCAAAAGCAACTGTCCGAAAGGACGTGAGGGTTCGATTCCCTCTCAAAGCACGAACCGTAATTGGTTCTTCCTTAGTTCAGACATGGGTTTCAAAACTCAAATCTTGAAACCTATGTCAATGCCTAAATAGCTCAGTTGGTTAGAGCGGCGTTCTTGTAAAACGCAGGTCGTAGGTTCGATTCCTACTCTAGGCTCGAATTTTCCTGCTTGCGTAATAAATTCAATTCACGCGATATTTTGTACCAATACTGACGCATTGGGCACACTGCAAGCAGGAAAATTTTCCCATCACACACTACACAGGCGGGAAAGTATTCCAACGTTTCGGCCTACGGGCGTTGGAATGTTCAAATAGTAGGCCATGGGTCGAAGACAGGATTCTTCACACGGACACAGTTTCTAATCGACGGTGCCACTTCGATTAGAAAACTTGGACGTTTGAAGAAGCGGGTTCGACTCCCGCACGACCCCCTCGTGTTTTTCAACCAGAAAAGAAGGAACTCAAAATGACCATGTCTGATGAAACACGGGTCATCTCCTCCCACGCTCTCACCGTGGAAGGAATGACTCAGCCACAGGTACAACCACTCAACCTCCCCACCGGATTCAACGGTTATCGCAAGGATTCCGTTGAACAGTACGTGAACGGGTTGGAAACACAGATTTGGAATCTGCAACGCCAGTTGACGGAAAAAAACATGGTCTTGGACAAGCGTCAATCCGAACTCGGCAAACGGGAGCAGGAAGTTGAATCCCTCCGCCAGCAGATTGGACGGTTGAACGCCGACTTGCAGGACGCCCGTCAAGCGTCGGAAAACCCGATGCAGGAATTAGGCACCAGCCTCGGCAAAGAATTCCAAACGTTGAAAAACACTTACGAGTCGAAGAAACGTGAGGAGCTGGAACAGGCCCGCACGCAAGCCGAACAGATTCTCCAACAGGCCAAGGATGAATCACAGAAGCGGCTCGACTCCGCGACGGAAACCACCAAACAGATGATGACCGCCGCACACGATAAGAAGCAGAAGCTTGAACAGGAATGCGCCAAACTGAAAAAGGAAACCGACGATAAGGTTGCCAACCAGTTGGACGCGGCCAAGAAACAAGCCGAACAGATTATCAGCAAGGCGGAAGCTGACGCAGTCAACCGTTTGGACAAGGCGTCACAGGAAATCGACCTCCGAACCAAGAAAGCTGAACAGCATGCCGCCGAATTGGATGCGAACAGCAAGAAGCTGATGGAAGCCGCTCAGCAGAGAGAGGAAACGGCGCAAAACAACGTCGCCAACTCTTTCGCCCAGTTAAGGCAGTTGGGCGCGGACATTGACAAGCTGATTTCAAAATCCAAATAATTTCGCGGGCCGTCAAAACGGTCTGCACATTCCCCATTAGTGTAATGGCAGCACACGGGTCTTTGGAACCTTTAGAGGTGGTTCGAGTCCATCATGGGGAGCTAAGTTTCGACCGGCTGTTTTTGGCGTGTCGAAACTTCGGAGTCGTGCCTGAGTGGCCGATAGGGGCACCCTGCTAAGGTGTTAACCGTTTCATACGGTTCGAGGGTTCGAATCCCTCCGACTCCGCTGGGGAATGGGTTGCGGTTGCGAGCCTTCCGTTCCGAAAAGTTTGGAACGGTCGTAATAAAAACATCTCGTGTATGTAGTGCTTTCCCGTAAACAATCACAATTCTATTCCTCTTACTGCGGGAGTAGTGAAAAGGTCATCACACCTGCCTTCCAAGCAAGTATTGCGAGTTCGAATCTCGTCTCCCGCACAAAGTCCCACACTTTTTATCCCCTAAAGCTCGTGGGACAATCCATGGCATGACTCTCACATGCGCGATGGACGACAATCCTGAAATCCATGAAGGACTGTCAGCAAGCCGTATGCCTTGCACCCTCTTGACTCACGCATACATGCCAGTGTTCACGACATGAACTCACTGATGGGAAACAACCAAGCCATGTCAACGCCAAACAAAAAGCGGAGTCTACGGGTGTTTTTCTCTCCACCCTTCTCCTGCTCCGCGTCTTTGTGTGAACAGCTCCTCGCCGGTGGGAGTGGCGAAACACCGGCTTATTCTTTGTTGTTTAAATTGAACTTTCTTTGGATATATGTCGTATTAACTCTTATCCAGACTCGTATGCCGATTGGCCGGAATGCTGAGTTTGGATATATGCCGTATTAACTCTTATTCAAACTCTACCAATATCCGCGATAACTGTGTCGTGTTTGGATATATGCCGTATTAACTCTTATTCAAACTCACAACCCTGCGAGGTAACTCTGAGGTAAGTTTGGATATATGCCGTATTAACTCTTATTTAAACTTTTTTTGGTCAGACCTCTCTTCCAACGCGTTTGGATATATGCCGTATTAATTCTTATTCAAACTACAGCCGAGTCCGTCTTCCGCCGCCATGGTTTGGATATATGCCGTATTAACTCTTATTCAAACTCCTCCGGATATTCGTCCGAATCGACCAGGGTTTGGATATATGCCGTATTAACTCTTATTCAAACTATCCTTCGTTGCCTTGGCAAGATTCTGAGTTTGGATATATGCCGTATTAACTCTTATTCAAACTCTCACCGAAGAAGGGAACGAGTTCTACCGTTTGGATATATGCCGTATTAACTCTTATTCAAACTTCGAGAATGTGTTGGAATCGTACCCCTTGTTTGGATATATGCCGTATTAACTCTTATTCAAACTTTGAGTCTAGGGAAGCCTGCACTGATGGGTTTGGATATATGCCGTATTAACTCTTATTCAAACTTTTCATTTCTCGACCGCTTTCATATCGTGTTTGGATATATGCCGTATTAACTCTTATTCAAACTAGATCAACATGAAGGACAAGCAGGGGCAGTTTGGATATATGCCGTATTAACTCTTATTCAAACTTTCAAGAATCCAATAGTAGTGGCGTAGCGTTTGGATATATGCCGTATTAACTCTTATTCAAACTCTAGTCCCGAATAAGAGCCTTCATATCAACGTTTTCCGACTATTCGCCATCATCGAAAAGGGTCAGTAGACCCGGTTGTTCCGGTGTATTTTGCTGTTTTTTATCGATGAATCTCAACGAATCCGCCCATTGCGTGTCTGTCACGCATAGTACTCTCACGCTTCCGTGGGGAGGCAGTCCAGCTTTTATATAGGTTAGTGCCGACCTTCCTCCCGATTGTGTTGGAGTATATCTTGCGTATACGGAGTATTGCACTCGGACGAAACCTAAGTCCGCTAAAAGATGATTGAATCTGTTAGCGGCTCCCACGTCCTCTTTTGTTTTGATGGGTAAATCATACATGACTAGCGTCCACATGCCTTTATCCTTGTCTCTTTTCATTTTTGTTTCCTTTTCCCGAAGACTGGAACGGGTAGTTTGTCCAACCAGCCTTCGCAGTATTGCGCGTATTGCCCGCAGAACTCGTCAACCAGTGAGGGAATGGTCAATCCTTTTGGAGAGAACTGACTGTTGACTGCTAGAACTATCTGTTGTTTCAATTCCGTGTCTAAAGGCTCGTTGGGCAGCTGACTTATCTGATAGTCTATGGCTGGTCGGAAAGGTTCTACCAAATCGTCGGCTAGACAAAAATAATTATTAGCGGAATGATGGTGTATTCCAATTGTTGGGGAGAGTCCCGCTGAGCAAATCGACTTGATAAGAAAACCCCGTAGTATTGTGTAAGCGTAGTCTAATTGACTATTTCTTCCTTCACCGGAGCCGGGGAAACGACGGAAATTCTCATCGGGAAACATGCGATGCCAATATTCACGTGCCGCCTGTCCTTCGATATTGTTTGGGTCTCCGGAACGAACTTTCGAAGCTAGACTTCTTAAAAACTGCCCTCCTTCCAGTCCAAGCAGGTCCAGCGTATGAGACTGGCCTAATATCTTCGCATGTATGATTCTTCCCCAAGCGGATTTTCTAGATGGTAGACTCATTGTCTGTTGCGCGTTTTGGCGTGCGGCGGAACGAGTGTTGGTTTTAGCCCATGATTGCATTGCGGCTATTGGAATTTCGTTCCATTGGCATATGAGTACTTCCACATCGAAGAACGCCAACTGTTGCAATAGTGCCGTGGACACGGTCGTTTGAACACCTAAAAGCAGTACGGCTGTATCCGCTAAAGGAATACATGTTTCCAAATCGTGGTGTTCGATAACAAGCTGTCCACGCTTATAACGGAGTATCCCAGTCATGGCGGTGCAGTCCACTATCCTCCATCCTTTTGTCATAATAAACCTCCTAAAAAAGGGTCTACCGATAACCTTATATGGTTTTCGGTAGACCCTTTCTATTTAGAGGGGTGGTTGAAAGCAGTGTGTTCAGCACTCCAAAAGCGGCCCGATTTTACTGATTGCTGGAGTATAAGTGTGTAGTTTGAACATTTTTTCAACCTTGACCGGTATTTCCACTCCTTGTTCCTTCAACTTGTCTAACCCCTCTTCCGAAATGACGGAAGGAGCCAGACGGATTTTAGTAGAGGTGGGGAAACCTAAGACCGTGAACCTTCGTTCCACTCCCGAATCAGTATGGAATATGCGCGAGTATTCCGGGCAAGTGTCTTCCATGACTTCCGGAGTCAGTCTGATTTCATCGTTAACGGTAAGTTGTGCGATGCAGGTCGCATTTCCAAGTGCGATGGCCTCCCTGACCTTGCCATCCGCATAACGGAGTGATACGTCAGCCGGACGCAACGGAGTGCGGAACAGGTCGGTATTCTTCCTGCGTTTCATCAAATCGCATTGGAACACGCGCACCATGCCATAGAACGTCTTGCGTTTTCCGTTCTTCAACACCTGTTCGCAACGGTAGATGCGGGCGTGGTGGATGGTTCCGCCAATGTCGGCGGCACCACCGTTGACGTACAGTTGCGTGTTGTTGCCGGGTAGGAATCCGATTTCGTCCTGCGCATGGCATACCTCGCCCAAGGCTGTGATGACACGGTTCGGATTGGCGGGCAGACCGGTCTGAGGATTATAGTCCGGCAGTCGGGTCAACGCCTTCCATACCTGCGGTGTGATGGCATGGTCGATGAGCGTGGGGGAGAGCGCGTCTCCCAGTCGCACGTATTGCAACGGTTTCACCGTCGCATCATGCGCGGTACTGTTGCCCAAGCGGAGTCGGCGGCTCCGAACGACCGGAATGGTATCCTCGTCCAAGCCCTTGTTCAACAGGTGGAGCAGACTTTTCATCTGTTCAATCCATTGCTGGTACCGGACGTAGCCGGGGGTGTTCTTGTTTGGATACTGTTTCCAATCCGCTTGCCCGAACGGGGTTCCGCACAGGCGTTGCGATTCGCGTAGGTAATGGCGTTCTGCAAGACGGAGGGCGACACTCTGGTTCATCATGGCGATGACCGAAGCGTCAACCGCATGATGACGGCGGTCGAGTCGGGTCTTCCACTGTGCGCCGATGAAATGGATTTGCCCGTCGATGCCGGAAGCTCGACGTGCCTCATAGGTGATGGAGCCGGGGAACGTGGACACTTTCACCGTTTTGTTGGCGTATCGTCCGTCGAGTCGGCGGTGGAGTTCGTCGGCCATCCAACCCACGGATTCGATGGAACGATTGTCCAACGGCTCGTCCTGTTCGGTCTGCTTGAGTCGGCTGATGATGCTTTTCTTCACCTGACCGACCTGCTTGCGGTTCATGGACGGCGGGAACATCAACTGGTTCACTCGTGCGATGACATCATTCATGGTGATGCCATGCTCCCGCGCATAGTCGGAACGCACCCAAACGGCGAACGGAACGTTCGACTTGCTGGCATTGCATTCGGGGCAGACCGCAGCCATGTTGGTGCGTTTGCTGTCCGAACCGACGCCACGACGGGGTACGATATGGTCGAGTTCGGACTTGTCGAAACTGAATCGTGGACTGGTCGCACCACAGTACAGGCATGTGTTGTTCTGCGATTGGACGATTTCCCAACGGCGAATGTCGTAGTCGTGGACTTTGAAACTTCCACCGTTGGACAGTTGCTTCCTCATATCCTCACGGATTGCGGCACGCGTCTGATTGTCCTTGTCACGACGTTGACGGCGCTCATAGTCGAGCGTGCGTCCGAACGCGACGGACGAGAACGATTCCTTCGTTGTTTCGATGGACACGCTTTCCGGAATGCCATACTGTTGTTCGCATTGGCTGAGAAAACGGTTGAACGCTTTCAACACTCGGTCCACGGCAGGATTGCCGGTCGGTTCCTGAACAGGTGGAACCGGAGGCTTCCAGTCGGCTGGCACGTCGAACTCGTGGCGAATCGCATAATGCAAATCGTCTTCCGTTTCCAACATGCGTTTGGACAGTCGTGTGAGGGTCTTTTCGGAGTAGGCGGCACGTCCCACGGGAAGACTGATGGAGTCCAACGGGGTGAGCAGGTCTTCGTCCAACCCGTCGATGAATTCGATGGGGGAGGCGTATTCGATGAGGTCGCGCACCTTGTCCAAGTCAACGGTGTTGGACAGGAGTCGAATCATCGCGGCCCGTTCGCCCTCGGTGGCGACATCCCACCATGCGTCCATCATCTTGCGGAGTTTGGTGTTCTTGATGCCGTGGAGTCGGATTACGGTGTCCAATACCGGCGGCTTGTTGCCGATTCTTTCCTCCCCGTCATGGGTGAGGGTACCAACGCCTTTGAGTTCGTTGCGTTCGATGTCAAGCACGGCGCACACGTCCAACCATTCCACGTCTTCCTTGGCGGTGGTAAGCAGTTCGTACACATCCTGTTTCTCACTGACGGTCAACGGACGTGGTTCCTCGCCTTTACGGCGGATACGCAGGTTGGTGATGACGTTGAGGATACGATACTTCTGGAAGGCGATACTGGCTTTCAATGCTCTCTTCTGGGTCGAGTCGAGCGGGTCTGTTCCGACATGCTTCTCTGCGGAACCTTTGGGGGATGCGCAGTGGAACACGGTACGCAGGATGGGTTTCCAAACATCCTCGGGAACCTGCTGGACGGTGAAGATACGTCGGAGTTCACGCGCATTGTCGGACTGCATGAGACGGCTTGGCAGAACACCCTCACCGTATTTTGTGCTGGTACGAACCCTCATGAAATTCTCATCACGGTCGGAAAGCGTCAATGCGACGAGTTGCGCCGGAGTCATATCATCGTCCAGTTTCATTCCAAGACGGGTCTCCACACGCTGTTTCAAATCCTTGTACTGGTCGGACGGCTCCACATCCTCGAACAGGGTTTCGACACGACTATAGGAGTTGCGCCAACCGCGATGGCGTGCGATATGTCGGATAGCCATGACCATCATCCGGTCACGCTTGTCCTTGTCGGGGACGTAGGCGGTTGCCAATGCGGAGCGGACGTTCCAGTATTCGTAGAGTCCATGCTCGCTTTCCGGCACGTCGTCTACCGGATAACCCAGTTGGTAGAGCTGACGGTCGAGTTGGTTGAGACGATGGCGGCGGCGTTTGCGCATGTTGCGGGTTCGTCGGGCGATTCCGGCCATGGCTTTGCGGGTGGTGCCGGACTTGTTTTGGGTCGGGTCTACTCCGCCGTCGTGAATGTAGCTGAGGGTTTTGAGCAATGCTGTCGGGTTGCCGTTGGCGTCGAGTTGGATTGCCGAGAATCCTAGACTGTTGAGTCCTACGTCGGCTCCCACGCGATAGCGGATATTGGTTTTTGCGGTCAAGGTCTGTTGTTCTCTTTCCGCACTGCATGAAAAAAGCGGCGATTGGGACTTGCGTCCTATCGCCGCTCTACGGTCAATTCCGGTCTGTCACCGGACTTGTTTAGACTATATGCCGTGATTTTCACTATAACACACAGTGTTTTTCTGACAACCCTGGCGTGTCGTTTCCGTTTTTTCGAACAGCGCTTTGGTTTTTTATTTGCGGACGTGTCCAGTATATCTCAATATTCAGACCTTGCGACACGACTCTTTCCTGTTGTCTTTTTATAAGGTATACTGGAATCGTTCACACAATCAAGCTGAAGTAAAAAGAAGGAACGTAAAAATGTGGAAGATAATCCACCTCAACAGCGGCCATACGCTCATAACGGAAGACAACATAGACCTGACGAAACCCGTCATCACAGCCAACGTGCTCGACCACGAAACCAGCATCGCACTCCACGCCATCAGCGGTGAACTATTGGAAAACGTGTTCTACCCAATGACCTACCGTCCGCCGATTCGCCGCACCGAATACAGGGTGGCGAACCCTGAACGGATACAGGCGTTCCTTTCCGCCACCAACCGCGTGAGCATCCCCTTGGGTTCCGTCGATTACGTCGAGGATTACGTTCCGACCGCCGTCGAGGATGAGGAGGAAGACGGTTATGGGGGAGCCTACCGCAACGCCATCCACGGCGAAGGCTGTTAAGAAAAGGGGATTATAGAATGTCCACAGTGACTCCGGTAGACCCGATAGAAAAACTGTTCGTCAACACTCGCGGCCAAATCTCCGACCAATTCCGGTTGCGCAAGCTGAAAATGAGACTGGGCACGGTCGGGGATATCACCGCGATGACCGCCGAACAGTTCACTGGACTTTTTGGCTCGGATTATATGCGAGTCGTTGGGAACCGTTTGAGAAAAAACGGTTTGGATTTCCGCTCGGTGGAGGATTCCGCTTTATATCGTGAGGGGGTGGATGACCCCGATTTCCGTATCCGCCTGTATTCGATTGGTGTCGGCTCATTGGCGAAACTGTCTAAAATATCCTTGGCTCAATTCCTGCATTATCTGGCCCGACTGCGGGAGTCCCGCCGTCTCCAATATTCCAGTGGGGTCACGGTTCCCCAGTTTGGAGCGTTGAATATCGCCCATTTGGAGCGGGTCATGTTCGAGAACGGGTTCCGTTTTCGGGATGGTTCGTTGAATACGGCTGATTTGACCATGTTGGGCAATAATCGTGATGGCAGTCCGACGGGGAAGAATATGGTGAACGCTCATGATGTTGTTTCGGGTCATCCTGTGTTCTCGGGTGCTCGTAGGAAGGGTCTGCTGGTAGCCCGTCGTAAGCGTTTGTTGGAGGAGTTGGCTGGGATTGAGGTGGAGTTGGTTTCGTTGGGTTGATTTGCCCCAATATTTGTGTTATATTGAAATTGTTCACACAAAAACAGAAAATCAAAAAGGAGCAAAAAATGTACAAGCAGACCACCATCGAAGAATTCAAAAAGGGCATGGCAGAAATCCTTCCCGACTTCACTGACAACAGCAAGGACGGCAAGTACGAATGGGTCAAGGGTGATATCATCAACCCCGAACGCTCTTTCTCCCGCTCTTGGCTGATGACCGTCAACATGAGGGGCGAGGAAGGATGCGTCAAGGAAGCGACCTTCACTCTCACCTACGACCTCTCCCTGCAATACGCGTCCGACAATGGGAGCGCGGCTGGAATTCCGACGGAAAGGGCACGAATCCCCATGTATAGGGATGGGATGCTTATCACCTCAGTCAATGAAGTGCGCGAATCCTCTGACATTCTTTTCAAGAAGGTCGAACAGGTCATGGAATTGGCCAAGAAATTTGAACGTGGCTTCTGGGAGTTGAACCAGACGAGCGAGTCGTTGACTTCTTTGGTTGAGGATATCTTCTGAAAGCCAAAGCGAGAAAGGACTGGCATAAGTATGAAAGCCCATACGGCGGTCAGATTCCGCGCCTACCCCACCGAAGAACAGGCACGGCGGATAAACCGTACCATCGGCTGCGCACGCTTCGTATACAACCTCATGCTCGAAACCCGCATCGCCCACTATCAGACCACTTGGGAGTCATGCTATCCCACCCCAGCCTTGTACAAGGACACGTATCCGTTCCTGCGCGAAGTGGATAGCTTCGCTCTTTGCAACGCGCAACTCGCATTGGAGAAGGCGTACAAGAGATTCTTCGAGGACAGGAAAACAGGCTTTCCGAAATACAAGTCGAAACGCCGGGGTAGGAAGACATACACGACGAATCTGTCCCACGGCAACATCAGATTGGATGACAAGGCAAGGAGGTTGAAACTACCCAAGCTCGGATGGTTGGCTGTACGCCAACACAAGCGTATCCCCTACGATTGGAAACTGAAATCCGTCACCGTGGAGCATTGCCCTTCCGGAAGATACACCGCGACAATCCTTTTCGAGTACGAGACCCAAATACCCGAAAAAGCGAAGCCGGTGAAGCCTGTCGGATTGGACTACGCGTCTCACGGCCTGTATGTTTCCAGTGACGGGGAGCACGCCGAATATCCGGGATACTATCGGAAAATGCAGGACAAGCTCGCCAGAGAGCAATGCAAGCTTTCCCATATGGTCAAAGGTTCCGCCAACTGGCGCAAACAGTGCAAGCGGGTCGGCCGACTGTATGAGAAGACCGCCAATCAGAGACGCGACTACCAGCATAAGAAAGCCAACAGTGTGGTCGCATCATACGATATGGTCGGCGTGGAGGCTCTGAGCATGAAAAGCATGATGAAGAAACCCAAGCCGAAACCAGACCCCGAACATCCGGGACATTATCTCCCCAATGGTCGCAAAGCCAGAAAAGGTTTGGCTAAAAGCACGTCGGACAACGCCTACGGCATGTTCTGCACCATGTTGGAATACAAGCTCGCCCGCCAAGGCAAACAGTTGGTTCATGTGGGCAAATGGTATCCGTCCAGCCAACTATGCCACGACTGCGGTTACAAGAATCCTCTGGTCAAGGATTTAAGTATCCGCGAATGGGCGTGCCCATCATGCGGAGTGTTGCATGACCGTGACGTGAACGCCGCCCGAAACATTCGGGATGAGGCAATGAGAATCATCGAGTAGCACGACTCATAAATCGTGCGAACCACAGGGCATGTGGGGATAGCCTGTCGATACTGAACCCACTGGGGTCTTGAGCAGGAAGCCCCCGCCTCCACAGGCGGGGGAGAATGTCACGGCGCTTTTCCTCTCGTTTGGGTTTTCCTTGCGAGTTGGATGAACCCTCAATAAGGGGGGATAATATAAAATAATATAAAGTCCACCCCACACGTGGAAAAGAAACCAAACAAAGGAGATAATCTTGGCAAACGTCAAGAAGACGCTCATCGCCACGACCGTGGCGGTTGCGACACTCGCCGCACCGGCCACCGCGTTCGCGGATGACGGCAACAATATCCAGCCGGACGTGAACGGCGCTATCGAACAGGCGCAGAACGCGGTATCCCAGACTCAGGACACCGTGGCACAGGCTACACAGGCAACTTCCCAGACCGCCACTACGCCGGACAATACCATTACGGCCACCACGACCCCCGCACAGTCAGACCCCGTGTCCGACGGACAGGCCAAGGTGGACGAGGCCCAAGCCAACGACAATCAGGCACAGACGAATCTGAATCAGGCACAGACCAACGTTGACAGCGCGCAGACCACCGTCAATCAGACCCAGACTCAGGTGGACAACGCCCAGACCACTCTGGACGCCGCCAACCAGCAGGTTCAGAACGCGCAGACCACCGTCAATCAGGCTCAGGACAATCTGAATCAGGCACGGCAGAACGCCAGCGAGGCCACCAATCCGGAAAACCAGCAGAAGGCTCAACAGGCGCTCTCCGACGCGAACAGCCAACTCGACCAGACCACCAAGCAGTTGGAATCCGCCAACCAGCAGGTTAAGAAGGCCCAGCAGGAAGCCCAGAAGAAGGCCGATAGTCTGACCGCAGCCAAGAAGGACGAAGCCGCCGCCAAGAAGGACAAGGACAAGGCCGACAAGAACGCTTCGGACGCCAAGGCCAAGTCCGACGAATCCCAGAAGACCATCAGCCAGCTCAAGGCCGAACTCGAAGCCGCGTTAGCCGCGAAGAACGACGCCGACACCGCGAAGACCACAGCCGACAAGAACGCGGCGGACGCGAAGAACGGCATCAGCGAGAAGCAGAAGGACGCGGACGTGAAGAACACGGCCGCCAACACCGCGCAGGCCGACGCGGACTCCAAGAAAGCCGCCGCCGACAACGCGGACAAGCAGCTCGCATCCGGTTCCATCGGCTTCTACCAGTGGAAGCTTGCCTCCAGCTATAAGAACGAGGACACCCAGTTCGCCCTCGACCAGCTCGTCAAGTATCAGAACGAGGATTGGGTGAAGATTGGTGAGGAAAACTCCGCAACCAGCTTGCAGAACATGCTCGACGCTCTCGACATGATTGACAAGGGCAATGAGATTCGCCGTAACCTCGGACTGCCGGAGTGGACGGTCAACGATGCAGATACCGCCGACGCGCAGCTTGCCGCCGACTACAATACGTATTCTCAGAATACTGGGCACGTGTTCACTGGAACCTCCCAGAACCTCGCTTGGGGTTACGATAACCCCTATGATGGCTGGTATACGGAAGAGAAGGCCGTGTTCGACCAGTATGCGGAGAAGAATCCTGAACTGCGCAACATGACCGCCGTGGAAATCTACATGAAGTATCCGGACATCTACGAGCAGACCGGACACTATCTGAACATCATCGACCCGGATTGCGACACCACCGGTTTCGCAATCACAGGTTCGCTGACCGCCGCACAGAACTTCAGCCAGAAATACCTGTACACCAGTGGCGTTTCCGTGGACGAGTACCGTCAGCAAATTCTCTCCTACAAGAACGCGCTGGACTCCGCTGCCGACGTGTATCAGAAGGCTCTTGACAAGGCGAACGAGGCGAAGAAGGCCGCGCAACAGGCCCAGCAGGAGCTTGCCGAACTACAGGAACGTGCGCAGTCCGCACAGCAGACCGCCGATGAAGCGGCCAAGACCGCCAAGGCTAAGGACGAAGCCTACCAGAAGGCCCTCGGCGCATACAATGCCGCAGTCGAGGCCGGTCAGACCGCCGACAGCACCTACGCTCAGGCGAAGGACGAGGCCGACGCGAAGCAGACCATGTACGAGCAGAAGCAGTCCGCAACCAAGAAAGCCCAGAGCGAATTCGACTCCGCGAACCAGCAGGTGAAGACCGCCCAGTCGAACGTGGACAAGGCTCAGGCCGCAGTAGACGAAGCCAAGAAGCAGGTCAAGGAAGCCCAAGCCAAGCTGGATGGCTACACCGACGCGAACGCGAAGCTGGCCGAAGCCCAGAAGAAGCTGACGGAAGCGGAGAAAGCGTTGTCCGAGGTGCAGGACAAGCAGAAGACCGCTCAAGCCAATTTGGACAAGGCCAAGGCCGCTAAGGCTGACGCCGACAAGACGCTGGCCGACGCGAACGCGAAGCTGGACAAGGCCAAGGCCGACAAGAAGCAGACCGAGGCCGCTCTGACGGATGCGAAGAACGCTCTTGACGGCATCGCCACGAAGCCGGGCGAGGGTGATATCATCGACCCCGGTTTCTCGGTCGATGATGATTCTTCCAAGCCGTCTACTCCGGATACCCCGTCTACTCCGGACGATTCGGGCAAGCCGAACGACTCGAACTCTACCGGAACCTCCAAGGGAGACACCGGCAAGACCGACACCACCAAGGATGACAGCTCTTCCCTGACGGACACTACCGTCTCCACTAAGAAGAACGAGTCCAAGGCCGAGACCGCTGACGAGAAGGCTTATAAGACCACCACATATAAGGTGGACGCCGACAATAAGACCGTCACGGACACTGGTGAGGATAATCTTGCCACCACCGGCGTGGATGTGGCGGGTATCACCGCAGTATCCATCGTCGCCCTGATGATGGGTGTTGGCTTCGTTGGAGTGGAGCGTTCTGTCCGCCGCAACGACTGATGCCTGTTTGAGACTGGAAGCCCTGACCTTCCGTATAGGAGGGTTGGGGCTTTTTGTTTTTTGCATTTTCAGACCACATACGCCATAATGGAATTGTTCACACAAAGTCTTTCATGCCACCATGGCTTGCGTTGAGTGACGTTTGGCGAGATTGGCTAAACATTCAATCTATGCTATACTGGCATTGTTCACATAAAGATAGTTCAAGCAAACAAGGAGACAGGCATGAGCAACATCACAGCAGACGAATACAGTCTCTTGGAATTCATTTCATCCCGCGACAAGCAGGAAGACAACAGTCGAATCCTCTTGAAACAAACCAAGAAAATCCTCAAATCCCTCGTCCGCAAAGGCTTCGGAAAAATCGAACACTACTCCAACATCGGAGACTGGTTCATCCCCGACATGGACGCTATCAACGAGTTCGTTGAAACACACGTCGGACAGTACAAGCTCGAACGCAAGTACCTCCAATACGACATGTTCAACATCCTTGAGGAAATCTCCCGCAAAGGATACGGCTGGAACTACGTCTCCCAGCCCACAGCCAAAGCCAGCATGGAACGGCTCCGCCACTACGGGTGCGTCACCTACGTCAAGCGCGGTGACAAGTATATCGCAACTGGAACTCCGGAGGGCATCGCCTTCGCCAAAAACATGATGGCTACGGCCACCAGAACATGTGCCGAATGCGGTCGAAAATACCCCTACTATTCCGGCATGAAAGCCTACGACATCTGCTCCAAGGAATGCTACTACAAGCGTTTCGGCACTCCCGAAGAACGACGTGCAAAAAGATTACAGAAGAAGAACTGACAATCATGGTCGAGAAAAAAAGTAAAAGGAAAGGGCGCCACGATGATTTTCAAACTGACTTTAGGCGACTGGGAGTGTGACGGCTACTACGCCAACAAGGATTACTTTTTCGAAAGCAACTATTCGGCTGAAAGAATCACGGAAGCCTACAAGGCTAGTTGTCGGAAGTATGGCGTCCAATTCAACAGCGCCAAACATGATTACACGGGTCTTGGACGCGAGAATCTTGACCGACGGCGTCTCGTCTGGGCTAGCTATGACGAACCCAGTATGAGTCGGGAGGTCTACCGTCTATTCGTTGAACTCGGGCTGATTCAGGATGACGAACTGTGGCTCGATAAGAATGGACTCTACCATGCGGGGGAAGATAATGTTCTCAAAATCATCATGGGCTTTATCGCGCTTTCCATGCCGGACGATTTCGGTTACAAGCTGGTGAATATCCCAAGCGTCAATGCTCTTATCTACGATAAGATTGGCGAATCCGTACAAAGACTATACGGAATTTGACGTCCTCCCAGTGTTGAAACACCGGGAGGACGTCAAATACAAGCTGTTGGAGATTCCCCGCGTCAACGCTCTGATTCACTATCAATATCAGCTACGGATTGTATTCAATCTAAAAGACGTATTTCGGAAGGAAAGACGGTAGTCGCAATGGCAGAAAAATATGGTGTCGAACTATATGAGGGAATGTGTGTTGAAGCGTTCATTCGTGGATACGTGGATTGGAACCCACTGGTGCTGGGTGATGGCATGAGTATTCGATTTGACGCAACGAATGTCAGAATCTACTTTTACGATGAATCTTCCTATGACAGGGTTGACGGATTGCATGTGAACGTCAACCATGAGGAGCTTCCTGTATTCGAATATGCGGGAATGCCGCCGAGTGAAGCCGCCAAAAAAATATGGGACCGAATAGAGGAGTTAGTAGCAATATGGTTATCAACGGCAGGTTGGATTGCGGATACTGTTCCGCTCCTATCACCCGGCTGTACGGTGGAATAATCGGAAAGCAACAGTCATATCCATGTCCGAACTGCGGGTGTATGAACTATGTGACGCCTAAAATCACATATTCGGCTTCCACGTTCGGCTCGCAGGTCAAAGACGCATTGTTGGATTTGGTGGAACGGCATGGCGGGTCACACTGGGATTGCAACGGGGACGTGGAAAACATTTCCATGCCGTACCGTGGAGTCCACGCCGAATTAAGAACCTATAACGACTACTGTTACGGCATTCTCGATGGACTGCATGTGAATGTTGGTTCCACCAGTATTCCGGTATTGGACTTGAAGGGTTTGACCCCGGAACAGGCGGCTACGCGGATTCTTCTGCGCGTCTTCCGCGAATGTCGGAAACAGGAGGAGGAAAACGTTTGAAAGATGGTGAGATTCGTCCACTGCCGCAGAACGAGTTCTATCAGAGTCCGTTCGACGGGCGTTGGGTTGATTTGGATGAGGAGGAAGTATTTCGACTAATCGACATGCAACGGCAGAGTGGAACTAGGTGTGGTAAAACTAAACCAAAGACGTGTTATACTAGAAGTGTCCACACGAAAGAAACCTAAAGGAGCAATCCATAATGAAACTGCACGTAGACGTGGGAGTCCTCGAAAGCCCCATAGTGTCAGCGTCAAAATATATGGCGTATACGCAGACCCCCAACAAGGACGAAGAACGCCGCAAGATGGTTCAAACCATAACGGATAGGGACTTTCCCCAAACTGGACTAACGACCATATAACCTCGGCTTGGATTCTCGAAGTAAAAGAAGTCACCCCAATCAAAGAGCTTTTAGGGAAGTGTCGTAATTGAGCTACCACCTAGCCTCATGTCCATTCTGCGGTAAGTCGGTTCGACTCGTCTATGACAATACCGTAAACGGAACATGCTACGGCATCAGCCACAAGCCGGACGAATGTTCCATTCTACCAACCATCTGGGGAGCATCCGACATAAAAGCGGACTCCATCGTGCGTTGTTGGAATCAACGATACGGTGTGGCGAATCTACTCAGAGAAAAAGGCGAAGACGAACTAGCCGACGAAATGGCCTTCCTAGGTTAAAGCCTTAAAACATATTCCACAAAAAGAAACCAAATCAAAAAGAAAAAGAAAGCAAAAAATTGAAAACCAACACCAAGACCATGAGAACCATCATGTTCATCTCACTGGCTATCGCAATGGTTCTTATTCCCGCCAACACAGCTACCGCCAACGAGTTCATGCAGAATCGGAAAGAATACGAGACGGCACTGAACCATGCCACCATTCTGACCGCACGTTTGAAACAGGATACGGAAAACGTTCAAAACAAGACCATTGTCACTCGTAACGATGATGACGCTACCCGTATTGCCCGTGAGGCATTGCAATCCCAATTAACGGAAGCGACTAAAATCCACATGTCGCAAAAAGAGAAGGCTACTGTCTTCACCGTTTCATCCCTGACCGACAAGACGGTCAAATCCAATAATCGCATTCACTCTCTTATCCGTTCCATCGACCGGACGGCCAAATCCGTGGATACCGCCATCGCCTCCCACAAGCTTGATGATATGAGGAAGAAGCTTGCCGATATGGTTGATAAGGGTAAGAGAATTTTGGAATCATCCAACGGCAACGTGGACGATGAAAACAATCGCGATAAACTGTCTGACCTGTTGAAGAAGGCCAAGGATTTGATGGAATCCACGGACGTGCAGACCATGAGCGTGGACGTGTCCGAATTGGACAAGCTGATTAACAAGGTGTCCGACGATATGAACGCACGTCAGTCCCGTATCGGACAGGAACGTCAGCAGAGCGTAGTGGCGGCGTCCTATTCTCAGGCGTCCGACACTACGAACGGAAACTATGCGACTACCCGTTCCAACTATGGTTCCTACACTCCAACCCAGTCCACTCCGCGCGGCTACTACAGTTCCATGTCCTGCGATTTGACTTCTGCCGCAGACCATTGCCAAGGCGCGGTTGACGGCGGCGGCATCGTGGACTTGAACTATGGCAACGGACACGTGTATGCGCAACACAACAATACGGGTGGCGCGTGGATTAACAATCTGCAAGCGGGTCAGACGTTCACCATGAACGGCTCCACCTATCGGGTTAACGGACAGAGCGTTCAGGGTGCCCAGTATGCTCCCGACTCCGGCGATTGGATGCAGACTTGCAATGGGAATGGCAATCATCTTGTCGGTATCACAAAGATAAGCTGAACAAGGAGACGATTGACTTCCTCCCCCGCCTGAAGGCGGGGGAGGAAGTCAAGTTCAACCTCTAAGAAGAGTCCGGTAGGTGTTTTGCGGGATTTTGCTTCTTTCTTACGACGTGATATAGTGGAATCGTTCACACAAACAAGCTAGGAGCGAAAATGAGCGACAAGCAGGAAACCATCGACATCCTCGTCATCAAGCAGGACGAGAAACCCATTCGCAAAACCATCCCCAACACCCTCGAAGCGAAACAGCATGAGGTAGACGGCTACATCGAACCATTCGGACTCAAAAACGGGGCGACCATCTACTGCAACGAAGAAGGCAAACTCGGCAGGTGGACACTCAACCGCGCAATCCGCGCCTACGACCTCGAAGACGGGGCTGATTCGCAAATCGTGGAAATGATGGCGGGCACGTTCTTCATCTCAGGGTTCGACCCTGAAAGCGGAGAGGACGCCAGTCTTACGGAGGAACAGTTCGACCACTGGGACAAGCGGTTCCACTCGCCGGAAATCCTCGTACAGAACGCCAATAATGAGCTGTTGGCCGTCCCTGTTCCCATCAAGTAGTTCGTAATTCTAGGGGATAGGGGACAATCCTATCCCCTTAACTTTTTCAAGGAAAAGACAATGACCAAATACTTTACTTCTGACACTCACTTCGCCCACCCGTTTGTGGCCGCGTTACGGGGATATGCGAAGCCCGGGTTCACTTCGGACAGTACCATCAAGCAACAGGCCAACGAAGCCCACATGCAGGTCAAGGACTGCGTCAACTGGTACCAGCATGACATTGACGTGACCGACCACATCAACGAAATCGTAGGGCCGAATGATGAACTCTACATTCTGGGCGACCTATGCAGCGGAGGCGCGTGGAGTCTTCAACAGGCCATCATGCATGTCAAAAGCTTGCGCTGTCCTCGCAATAACCGTCATCTGATTCTCGGCAACCATGACGACGTGCTGTACGGGAAGAGCAAGGGCTTCAAGGAGCTGACCGAAGCGTTCGGTGAAATCGGGCGTATCGGCATGACGGACATCACGGACGGCGAAACCGTCATGCCCGTGTTTCTCTGCCACTTCCAATGGCGTGGGGACTTCGACCTTCCCGCTTTGGATGGGGTGGCGGCTAATTGGGCAAAGCCGGAGCTTAGACAGTATGCCATTCCGCAAGTGGGGGAGGATATGCGGTTGTTGCACGGTCATACCCATGCGGGCATGCCGCACGAGTTCGAGAATCGTAACGAAATCAACGTGGGATTGGATGCTTGGGGCATGAGTCCGGTATCCGAGGTTGAACTGGTCCGCATGTTCCGGGAGGGATGAGCCTGAGTGTTTTCGAGACGCCCGTTTTTTTCGTCGTATGGATTGGCGGGCGTTTTTTTGTGTGCGTTACGTTTTGCTTTTTGCCCAAACATCAGCTATACTGGAACTGTTCACACAAACACGTCTTGGATTAAAGGAGAAAAAACGAACAGCTATCAGAAGCAATACGCAGACGCTTTACGTATGGCGATTAAACGCAAGACGAAAAAGGATGCCGACGAATGGCTCGACCAGCAGAAGGTGCCCGACGGAAAGACGCGAATCGCCATGAAAAAAGCGTACATCGAAGGCCGTCTCTCCAATCTGACAGACGAATCCATAGTCTCCCTCTACGAGATTATGGATAGCATCTACATGTCTGACCGGACGGAATGCCGTGGGGAAGAATCCACCGAGGAAATACTGGAAAAACTGTACGACGTTCAGGTTAAATAACTCAGACAGACAGAACGAAAGAAAAGAATACAATGACCACTTTGACTATTCTTAGAGGATTGCCCGGCTCGGGAAAGAGCACTTGGGCGCGGAAGCATGTCGATTCGAATACGGTAATCGTCAGCTTGGACGGTTTGCGTGAAATGATGGCGGGAGGCCGTCAGGCATGGCATGAAACCATGAATCCACAGTTGAACAGGATTCTCGTCCGTCAGGCGCATGCCATCATCAGCGACCTGCTCGCCAAAGGTGTGAATGTCATCAGCGACTCCCAGCATGTCAACCCGCGTTTCTGCGTGGACGAGGTGCAGATTGCCGTCCGCCACAAGGCGCATGTTGAGACTTTCACATTCAACACGCCGTTGGACGTTCTGCTGGAACGCAACCAGACCCGTTCGGAAAACGACCGTGTGCCGGAGGAATATCTGCGCACCCAGTATGAGACTTGGCATGAAAACCTTGACCATGAAAGCCGTTGGGTCAACATCCATGTAAGGAAGGTTGACGGAACCTACCATATGAATCCGTCCGGAGACCTCGCACTGGTGGACGTGGGATTGCTGTGGAACGACAAGACCCGTGTTCCCGACAATGCCGAGTTCGGTTATACCGCCGTACCAGCAAAGGGACGTGATTTGACCGGTGTCATCCAGTTGGATATGCCGCCGCTCAAAGACGGTAGGAAGTGGACTCTCGACCGTTACTTGAAGTGGTTGGAACAGGGCGCACATAAGACCAATGACGGGTTTGCCGACTTCTCCACGGATGGAAGGAACCTGCTCGAACTCATGCGAGATTCCGACAACGTAAACGTCCGCCCGGTCAAGGGCGAGAACGACGTATACGCTTGCAATTTCAGCCGTGACGCGTTCAGGAACCAGCGTTGGGACGAATATTCCAGCAAGGCACGCGGCCTGTTCCTCGACGGGAACGGCAATGTCGTGGCACGAGGATTCGAGAAGTTCTTCAACCTTGGGGAGAACGAGCAGACCACCCGCGAGAACATCGACAAGCGTCTCAAGTTCCCAGTGCGCGTGGAACGCAAGGAGAACGGGTTCCTCGGTTTGGTGTCCGCACGCGAAGACGGTTCGTGGCGTTTCTGGTCGAAGAGCGGACAGACCGACTACTCGTATCTCATCCAACGGCTCTTCAAGGAGACGTTGGACATCGGTCAGGAACAGGCGTTGTGGAACATCGCCCATGATGCCAACGTCACCTTGGCTTTCGAGGTAATCGACCAAGAGTCCGACCGTCATATCATCAAGTATGATACGTCACGTCTCGTGTTCCTGCACGCCATCAAAAACACGGTGGACTTCCATATCGACTATGATGCCGACGATTTGATTGATATGGATAGATTCTTTGCCCGTCCCGAAGTTCTGGCCGTTTTCCAGACTGAGGAACAGCGTGAGAGCCTGTGGCGCATGTTGGACGAGGAACGCCGCTGGTCTGACCGTGAGGGCGTTGTGGTGTATGACGCCGACGGGTACATGTTCAAATTGAAGTCGGACTATTATCTTGAGGTCAAGAGTCTTCGCAACCTGTTGGAACGTGCCATCCTACACGATAGGCCGATTCCCGCCGACGACCATTCAGAACGTGCGGAACTGGCACGTTGGGTGCTGTTCCATGCGAACATGAATCGTCTTGTCTACACTCGTAAGGCGTTCAATGAGCGTGGAGTGGACATGGAGTATGTCGGTGACTTGCTGAGCAGGGGATGTATGCTGTAGCTCTTCTACCGATTCGGGGGACTTAACAAGATTGTTCACCCTATCTAATGGGCTGATGAAAGGACAAAATCTATGACACCGAAAGAAGCTAAAAACTATGTTGCCGGAACATTGGAACGCGACCAGCCATATGAGAGACTGTTACGACAAGTCGTACTGGAAGGCGAGCTGACTCACGACCGTACCGGAGTGGGAACGTTGTCCACGTTCGGCACGCGTATGGAATTCAACCTGCAAGACGGTTTCCCACTCGTAACCACGAAAAAAGTGTTCCTGCGTGGCATCATCGCGGAACTGTTGTGGTTCATCGCCGGAGACAACAAGGTCAGCACTCTACAAAAGCAGAACGTCCACATCTGGGATGAATGGGTGTTGCCGGACGGAACCATTGGCAAAGGGTATCCCATCCAATGGCGTTCATGGCCTAAAACCGACGGCACCACGGTAGACCAATTGTCAAACGCGCTCGACCTTATCCGACATAACCCGTCCAGCCGTCGAATCATCGTATCCGCATGGAACGCGGGAGAATTGGACGAAATGGCATTACCGCCATGCCACGCCCTGTTCCAATTCCACGTGCGCGGAGACGGTTTTCTGGATTGCCAACTGTATCAGCGTTCCGCCGACATGTTCCTTGGAGTGCCGTTCAACATCGCCTCCTACTCGCTGTTGACTATGATGATGGCCCAACAGGCCGGATTGGAGCCGGGACGGTTCATCTGGGTCGGCGGCGACACGCACGTGTATCTGAACCATCTGGAACAGGTGTGCGAACAATTGTCGCGCGAGCCACGCCCGTGGCCGCATATGGAAATCGACAAGGCGGACAGCCTGTTCGACTACAAGCCGGACATGTTCCATCTCATCGACTACGACCCGTGGCCGTCAATCAAAGCTCCCGTAGCCGTCTGATGCGCGTCTCCGGCGTCTTCGACGCCGTGGATGGGATTTTCAGCTGATTTTGCCGAGGGTTCCCCGCCTCTATCGGGCGGGGGAGAATGCCGCACCGCTGCATTCGGGTCTTTCGGTTTCCTGTCCCAAAATTCCCGCAGAACGGTTTTTAACTGACGTTTCAAGGTATCTTAGGAAAGGAAAACATCTAAAGAATCCGATTGGAGTAAGTGGTATGAGAATGCTTCATAGAGCGGGGGCAACGCTGTCCGCCTTTATCGCCGCAACGCTAATCCTAGCGGGGGGGGGGTATCTCCTCGGCCAATGCCGAAGAAGTCCCCGCCACACAATCTACCGATAATGGGGTTTCCCAGCAAAGCTGGAATCCGCCAAGCGACGCGACCATACATGATTCGCTTACAGGCGATGATGCGAAAATCACCGACGTATCCACAGTCTCGAAGACCACGGGAACAGCACCATTCGACAAAGACGACAATCCCGGAGACGATTCAAGCGTTGCTAACAGCATCGTCCGCTCCTACGATTCCCTGAACTACACCATCTCCTACACCATGGCGTCAAAGAACAGTAAAGATTACTACAAGGACGCCAGAATCAAATTCAAATTCTCCATGCCGTTCGATACAGGCGTGGCTGAGTTCTCCACCAAGGAAATGCTTTGGATGGACACAGCCGCAGGATACGGATACAAGGTAGGATATGAGAATGTCAAAGGTGCTAAATACCAGACGTTGACATGCTGGCGTCACGTCAATGGGACAAAGGATAATCCGACCGTCGTTCCGGGCATGGCTACCGTCAATCTGCCCATCAACGTGTATGGCGCACCTAATGGAACCAAGATTCAGCCGACCGTCCAAGCCAGTATGGAACACAATACTGATAACGAGGCGGTCACCAAACATTTGGAAACCGTCACCGTCAGCGCCGCGCCACGATGGAACATCGAATTGGCGAGCTTGAAACGAATCCAATCCGGCACATACGATTTCGGGGAGTCTGAGGACGGTGACGCCATAAACAAGACGGCGGGCAAAGTGACCGGAGTCCTCTCCCATCTGACCATCAACGTGGCGAACACCTCCACCGACCATGCAAAAGGCGTCAAAGGCTTGGAGGCCACTAATGAGCCGGTCACGTTCGACGTTAAAATCTCAAACCAGTGGAGGAGGCAAGGCGCTTCCGCGCCTATAGCCAACCAGCCGAATTCTTTGCAGCCATTGGCTTGGAGCATCGCCAACGGCAGCAACAGCTGGATGGCAATATTCCACAAATACCCGTCGGACAGAAGCAATACGAAAGAAGCCGAAACTTTCTTCTCCCATAAGAAAAACGACTATGCCAGCGAATGGAAAATGACGCAGGAAACCAAAAACGGCTACATCATCCTGCATCTCACCGTATCCCATCTAGACCAATATTACAACCCCAACAACAAAGACCAGCAGAACGGCATCCTCAATTGGGCGTCCGCAGGCATCGACCTCGTGAATCCCACTAAAATCAACAATAAGAATCTGGCCGACCAGTACGGAAGTGACCTGAACCTTCAACAGGATGTTTGGGATATGAACCTTCAAGCATCCAGTGTCAGTGGCATTAAAGCCAAATCGGCGCCGTCGGACTCTTCCAATCAGTCGATAATCTCAGATGATGAGACTGGGGTGAGTATTCCTCTTTACGTGTCCGGAATGGCCTCCGAATATAATCAAGGTATAGAGTATGGGTGCGCCGGATGGAAATGGCAGGACAGTCAGACAAGGGATTCCTCCTGTATACTGTTCCAGCAAAAAGGTTCCAGTGTTCACGATGGTTCCGACATTGCCGTGCGCGGCCAAAAAGTCATGCTGGCCTCCCGCATAAGCTACTCTCAAAACAAAACCAATCTGCCCGTCATCAGAACCCGACTCATGAAAATCGATTCAACAGTGCTTGAACCCTATGAGAATGCTTCCACATGGAATCGTGCGAGTTTGGGTGATGGAAAGAACATCTTCTCCGAAAGCACCTTGGCTTATGGTGTCAAAAAAGACGGGAAAGCATGGTCTTCCGACACTGAACAGGCAAAAGCTGGAATCAGCGACCTGAACTATTACAATTCCATCAGCGAGGCAAAGAAACACGGCGAAATCGTAGCCATTCTCGCCACGTCATACAATGCCGCACCATATAACTCGTCTTGGATGGAAGGCAACGAAGGTATTGGACGTGATTTTTTCGGACTGGACGTCCAAGTCAAAACCGGACGTGAAATCATCAACAAGACCGCCCAATATACTGTGCAAAGCCTCATGTGGACACGTAAAGACTTGGCCGCAAAAGCCGGTCTCGACGCCGACAACGCATCCAATAAGGATTGGGCCAATTGGATTAGCAAAAACAAACTTGACCCGGCAGAACTCGTCAAACAAGTCGCTCCGACCGGACGAGTGGACAGCACCCCATATCAGAAGGCAAAATGGGATGACGTCCAAGGATATGTGGGCGGAGACACAGCCGACAGGCATTACGGTGACAGCCTCCACATCGTGGCGGAAATCGCCCAAGTCTCCAAAAGCACAGACCAAAGCGACGGGAACAAAGGCTCCAAACAAACCTACGACATCGACAACGGACAACGCTACGTGGACTGGAAACTGGATTTAAACATGGCATCCAACCTGTATGGGCGGGATACCGTCGATACCAAAACGGATATGACGGTCACCGACACACTCCCGTCAAAACTCCATTATCTTCCATCGACCGCATATTTGGGCGGAGACTACAAGGAGAACACTCCAAGTCAGGGAAGCGTAGCCAATGGCACGAGAATCGAACCGAACGCCACACTCAACGCAGACGGAACCACCACTCTTGTCTGGCATTTGGACAATATCGACACGTCCAAACAGTATACAATCCACTATTCGACCAGCATCGGTGACGCAACCGACCCGGACAATGATGTGGTTAACGCGGAACAGTTGACGAACAAGGTTTCCGTTTCCACTTATCGTTCTCCAGTCAGACCGAAAATGGATTTGACACATTCCGAGTACACCATCAAAATCAGTCGTTTGGAACTGACCACTTTGGCTATCAAGGCTGACCCGTTGGTAAATGAGGTCAACTCGGCATTGCATTGGAAGAGTATCAAAACCAACAATCTCGAAACACCGTTGTCCAATCCGATAGCCACGGCCATCATGCCGAACACCGCCAACACGCTCAGCTCCTATCATGGCGACTGGGTTTTGGCAGGCATCCGCATTAGCCCTCGAAACGGCTCCCAACTTGGAGACGGGCATCTTGTCTACTCCACCGACAGCAAATACCTGACCGCAGACCCAAGCAACATCAAAACCACTGACGTAAAAGATTGGAAGACACTACCGTTCGACAGCACGACAGGCATAGCCGCCATCCCGCAAAACCTGCATCCAACAGCTTGGGCATGGGTGGGAGACAAACCACTGCCGGGAGGCTCAAGCCTCATGTTCGACATCACCATCCAACCTTCCAACAACCGTCCCGCCGACCTGTACAGCATCCGTTGGGGAGACGGATACAACAAAACCGACGCCGACGTCACCGTAGTCCAACGAGTCGTTTCAGGCATCGTATGGTACGACAAGGACGGAAACGGCATCCGCGAGGATACCGACGCGCTCGCCTCCAACGTGACCGTCACTCTGACCGATTCCAACGGAACCCCCGTTTTGGGATACGATGGAAAACCATTGGCCGACACGACGGACAAAGACGGAACCTACCGTATCGTCGGCATTCCCGCCGGTAGCGGATATCAGGTTCGGTTCTCTCCCGGCAGAAGAGATTCTTGGCTGAAATTGAAGGTCACGGCCAAGAACGCCAAAGGCTCGACAAAAGCGACCAACAGTGCCGCAGACCCGATTTCGGATACTTCCGGCATGAAAGGCGCTTACATCAATCTGAACGACTTCCCATCACCCTCTCAGATGGCAAGCCCGGTATATGAGGATGTGTACGAGAATTGCGGCATCATCCGCGTTGTGATGCCGTACTTGGAAACTCCCATAGCATCCATGCCGTTTACGGGAGGCCGATTGTTGTTGGTTCTTGCCGCCATCTCCAGTCTGTCGCTTGTTGTCGGCCTCGTCTTGTTGAGGCCGCAAAAGACGGGTAGGAAGCATTAATCCTTCCCGATGGGAAGAGGGTTATCGGATTGCTTTCGACGTCTAACGCCGGAGGCAATCCGTTTTTTCGCACATCGACCGGCTTGGAGGAAGCTAATCCGAGGCTGGATTTCTCGGCATGTCTACAACCACGGCGCACCCGTCCGACTGCATGAACCCGTACACGCGGTCTTCCGTCCACAAGTGGAGCTGTTCGGAATGGAATGCCACGTTCGGGTCATCGAACCGGCATTTCCACTGTTCCACTGTTCCTGTCACCTGTACGATGTCTTTCGGCTTGTTGCCGTTGCCTCGCAGTGCCGCTTTCATGTCACCGGCAAGAGTGCATTCCGTACCGTAGCGGATTGTTTTCACCACATCCTCGTTGCGTGGGTTCGGTTCCGGCTCGTCTTCGGCGGGAATGTATGCGACGTAGAGGAGAAAATTACCGTCATCGTCCTGACGGATTTCAGTTGAGAACTCGCCTTCCGGGTATTCGTCCGAATCGACCAGTGAGCGGACGCGGAACGAGGAGTATTGATGATTGCCGTCCTGCGTGTCGATACGACGCATGATGTTACGGATTGTCCGTTGACTATCGGACTTGGCGATGAGCGTGTATTTGCGGGGATTGCGTTGGCAGGTTTCTGACTGAGTCCAATATTTCACCGCATATTTTGGTCTTCGGATTTCCCTATGCCCGGGCAGATGTTCCAAGTCGTATATGGGTTGTGTTTCCGTGCTGCTCATGCTGTTTCCTCCGTTGGATTGTCTGGGTTGAGTTTGCAGCCGATTTTGTTCAGGTTGATATTTTTTATGGTAAGGGTTTTAGTGGAGGTTGGTTTGAGGTTGGCGGAAAGTCGGCGCGGATTTAGATGAAAGAGAGAGCAGTCGGAATGATTTTGCCATTCCAACCGCTCTTATGTGGTAGTGTTTTTGGTTTTAGTAGAAGGAAGATAAATACGGCAGTCTTCCAATCCAATCCTGAAATCGATGTCCCGGTTGAACCAGCGGATGTCACACCCGTGCCCGCATGCCAGTCCGACCATATGCCAGCCCAGTAGCGGCATGCGCCGGACGACGGCGTCCAGACGGCCTTGGCATAACGGGCATGGGGGTTTGAGCGCGACGTGTCGAGTCATTCGGACTCCTTGGCGTTCGCCTAGTCACAGGACAAGCCGTTTCTGACTAATATCAGACATGCGACCCGTCTTTCGTGTTCATAATTTTTGGCCTCTTTTTTCCCAGTATTCGGTCAGTTGGTTTTGCAATCCTTCGCTGTCGTGGCTGCGTCGGTAGGCGTCCGTATGTTCACGCCATGATGCCATCGCAGTCAGGATGTCGTCGGATACGCCGTTGTTCGGTTTGTCGCATTTTCCGCAGCCGACGGACCATAGGCCGGACGTATGGTCCCATGCGCATTCGGGCGGCCTGCCGCAGTGTGGACAGTCGGGCGTGTCCTTGACGGCGGCCACGGTCTTGCGCCAGTGCCTGTCGAAGTCGTCCGCCATCTCCTGCGCTCTGTCGCATGGGCGTAGCCCCTGTAGCAATGGTTCGAGATTGCATGGACTGGCATGGTGTACGGTGAAGCCCCAGCGTCGGTCATCGCCGGTCTCGATGATGCGGACAAACACCGGCCCGCCGCAGAACGGGCAATCGGGTTCCGCCTGAAACGTCGTGGAACGGCCGATTTTTTCGAGGATGTCCGCGTTCTTCTTGTTCTTGGTCTCCGTCAGCCATTCGCAGAGCGCTGAGTGCAGGTCCACGTCCCAACAGGATGCGCACCGGCATGTGGCGGTGGGGAACGTCTGGCGTCCGATGCTTTTGCTTGACACGTGCGGGCACTCCCCGCAGTTTGGGCATTCGAACGCCAGTATCCGCTCGTTCTCCTCCCCCTCCCTGCGGATGACGCCGTCGTGATAGTCGGCGCATTGTTCGACGGTCGAAAACCATGCCCGCCCGTTCGGCAGGTCGTAGTAGTACCAGTGGAGGTCGCAACCGTTCTCGCATGCCAGTCGCACCGCATGCCAGCCCAATAGCGGCGTGTGACGTACTGACAGTGTCAGCCGACCCCGGCAGTCCGGGCATGGGGTTTTGAGTTCGATGTGTTGAGTCAATTGGACGCCTCCTTGGCGGCGTTTGCCCAGTCGCAGGACAGTCCGCCTTTCCTATAGTCGGACATTACCGCGCATGTGACGTGCCGTCCGTCGTGCAGCGTGAGTTCGCATTCACCGATGCCGTTGTCAATGGTGGAGTTACTGATGCCGTAGTCGGCGCAGCCGGTGACGGTCTTCTCCGACTGGGGTGCCGGTGTGGTGTCCGTTTCCTGTTCCGATTCGTCGGCCACTTCGTCGCATCCGGCGCACATCAGGCACATGGGTACCAGCAGTAATGCCAATAGTCTTCTCAATCTCGCTCCTTGTTTCGCGCGTAGGGGTCGTCTATGACGCCAAGCTCCAGCAACAGGTCGTAGGCGGTCATATCGGTCTGAAGCCTGTGTCCGCCGTAGCAGGGCGGTAGGTTACATGTCTGACTGTCGTCCGCGTCGCTCCACTCAAACACGATTTCGTCACAGTCCAATTCCACGTCGATGTCCGCATTGTCGGCCATGAGGCCGCAATCCTGACAGCGGCACATGCCCTGTATTTTCCTCATGTACTTCGGGTCGGCCATTATCCTATTCCTTTCTTTCCGACTGTTCGAGCCGTCCGCCGCACATGGGGCAGAACATGGGGATGGTCTCATACTCGTCCCGCATGAGCCGCCCAGCCCCGTCAGTCATGAGCGTGCGCACGCGGAACACGGTCAAGCAGCATGGGCATTCGACCGCATCCACCGGATTGCATTCGGAGACGAGCGGCATCGGATTGTCTTCCGGGTTCATTTCGTCGTCACCTTCATCGGCTTGCCGTTGTGGTCGTAAAGCCATACCCTGTCGCCGGATGCGACCAGCAGGCTCAGGTCGTGGGCCTTTCCTTTCGCGTCCACGTATTCGCACTCGTACCTGCCCTGACCGGGCATGTACTTGGAGTCGAGGATGGTCGGGCAAGACAACGCCTCCAACCCGGCCTGTCGCGCCACCTGTTCGGTGAACGTGGTGTCCTTCGGGAGAACAAGAAGACCGGGATTCAACGTCAGGAGCAGTCCGAAGCCGCACACAAGGGCCAGACACATGACGAATTTGGTGTCCTCCAGCAATGGCTGGGCGTCCCGTGGGATACGATGCGTCGCGCGAAGCGCCAAGCGTCTGCCCGCCCGCCAGACGACGCCCAGCACGGCGAAAACCAGCACCGTGGACAATGCCGCCATATATATGGCGTCCCCGAAACTGTTGTGGGAACCGTTCGCCCACTCGGTCAGGTCAATCATTTCATTTCCTTTCCTTGATTGTCGTAGAGTCCCACTTTGTTGTCCGCCGTCACGATGAGCGTCACGTCCTTCAGGGCCGAATCGTCCCTGCCGTCCGAGACGGTGCATCGGTAGGTGCCCGCATCGGGCAGAGCGTCCTTCGTGGACATGACTGCTGGCGAACATGAGAGATTGCGCACGCCGAACTCCTTCTCGACCTGAGTGGTGAAGACGGCTGGCTCAGGGGAATCCTCCATCCAAATCGGGTAGAAGTTCACAACCCATATGCCAGCTAGGGTTACGACGACGGCTAAACCGCAGAAAAAGGTCAGAACAGTGCCGTTGCTTTCCAATAAGAGGGAAAGAGCAAGGACAACGAGAGCCGCCGTGCCACCCACGACGAAAACGAGATAATTGACATCCGACCTGCTGTAGTCGCTCCACGCATTGGCCCAAGCAGAGAAGTCCTTCACCATCTAGTCCTTTCCTACTGGTTTCAACGCCTTGCCGTCTGCCTTGTACAGGCCGACCTTGTTTCCTTTGATGTGGACGGTCAGCTCGGTGCGTTGACTGTCGGTGTAGGCGACGCACTTCCAGTCGCCGTCCTCAAGCCTTGATTCGGGTAGTTTTTGACCGCCGTTCCTGCATTCGCCCAAGTCTTCCAGATTCCACGTCGTCATGATTTGCTTGGACAGTGAGGGTGGTCGGGACGACTGGGACGTATGAGAGGGCAAGGCTAGGGACGCGAACGCCAACACCAAGCCCATGGTGAGCACCACCGTGAAGAAAATACTGATGCCTTTTGCGGCAGGGTCGTATGCTACTGGGAGGATGATTAACAGCAAGAGGCCGAAGAGTATCAGCCCAAGACCGATGTTCCAGCATATGCTGGCGGCACTGCCGGGAACGGCTCCGCCTGAATTGTAGGCGTCCCACATGGTCACCCATTTCGAGAAGTCAAGCATGGGTTCACTCCCGTTCCGCCAATAGGCGGCAGTAGGTGGCCGCCCATCCGAACGCGTCCATCCATCCCTCCCGGTACTGGTTCGGAATGTCGTCTCCGATAGACCGTTCGGCCTCGCGGAGTTTGGTTTCGAACGTGTCGGCCAAGCGTTCCAATAGACTAGCTTCATTCTGCTTGTTCATTTTTCCACTTTCATCAGGCTTTCCCGTGTTCCGCCGTATCGTCCAAGAGCATGTCCTGACAGTGTTCGATTGTCCGCGTGTAGGCGTCGTATCCGTCGTATCCAACGCTCAGACCTTCTTGGGCGCATTCCCATTCACTGTCGGCTTGGGCTTTGAGTCATTTAATGACCTCGCCCAACGTTTCGCTTCGCACGCTCACTTGTCGTCCTCAATTCGCCGCTGTTGTCTGACTGTCTTGCGTTCCACCCATTCGCCTAGTTCCTCGTCCGTGATGCCGTTTTCTGTTTCGAGCAGCATCACCCAGCGTCGCACGTCCTCCGTCGCGTCGGCAAGCCCATCCAGACGCTCCTTTTCGGTGTCGTAGCGCAGGATTTTGCTGACCGCTTTGATGAGCGCTGCGCACGCTTCGACCGGAGATGAGTGGCTAGTGCGAGTGTCACATCCTTTGATGTCGTACATGTGTTCGAGCAGCCATAGGCAGATGAGCACGTCCGCCATCTCCTCGACCATGTGGGAGCGTGTCCCGTCCGTCAACCCGTCGCGCTTCCGGTCATCGTATGCTTCGATAAGCTCGGCGCACTCCTCCATGCAGACGATGCTCTGCTTGGTGACGCCGTAATATTCGATGCTTTTAGACCACACTGCGTCAAAATATTCAGGCCGTTTATAGACTTCCTCAATGGTCGGATGCTCACTCATTTTGTCATCTTTTCCTTTCGATTCTTCGGGTTCGACGAAGCCGTTGCGCCAGCACGGTCGCCACATGCGCTTCGGTCTGATGCCGTTGGCGCGGCGAACATACGGGTCGGTTACAATTTGTCCGCCTTCCCAATCCACCAAATCGCATCTTCGAGCTTCCAGTACATGTCCGCATGATGGTCGCGTAGGAACCGCAGGTCGTCAGCGTGCTGTTCGACCCATTCCGGGTGCGGGCGGGTGTCGTTTTTGCCTTGAACGGTCGGATAGGCGATTTTACATGCGCACTTCCAGTAGGGAGGTTGCAGTCCGTCCTTGGGTTTCCAGTCGGACGGTTCCGAATACCGTTCCTCTAACGTCAGGTAATTGGACACCCATGCGGGCGATAGTCGAGGCCACACCTGCTCAAACAACAGCACGCCCAGTACGATGCCCAGTAGCAGGCCGACACCATTACTTGTCGAAGGCTGGTCCGCAAGCTTGCATGCAGCCCACAGGCCGACGACCGGTAGCAGGAGGCTCACGGTCAGGTAGGGGATGCACTTCCATGATTCACGTGAATCCTTCGCATGGTCGAACATGGTGAGCGCCACGAGAAGAAATACGGACATTCCCATGCCGAAGAGCAGTCCGCACCACAGCGTACGTATCGCATCCTTCAGGAACGCTATCACGGCTGGCGTCAACAGTGTTCGCCAACTGCCCGTCAAGACAATGAGCAACACGAGGGATGGCAATGTAGACAAGAATATCAGCAATCCCTTGCGGAAACCGCTCAACGCCGCTCCTCCATTCCGCGCATCCGATATCCGTCACGCCACTGGTGGATGCCGATTTCGCTTACGCTCATACTGATGAGTCGTTTCAATTCGGCAACGGATAGCGAACGGGCGATACGCCTCGACGGGTCGCCCGTTCGGTCGAAACGCAACGATTCCCACAGGTCCGCCAACGGCAGACCATCCTTTACCAGCCAGTCGATGATATCGTCCGGCAATCCGTCCACGCCCTGTTCGATAAGATGGATGAGCGTGCGAATATCGAGATTGTCCGGCACCGGCCGTTCAAGCCAAATGTCATACACGTCCACGCCTCCACCGCCGGACAGTATGGCGATACGCGCCTGATGGTCGCCGGTTTTGCGTAGCGCACTGATTCTCACACGGTCGGTCATGGTCGTTTCTCCTCTGCAATCCGTTCGAAACCCAATCTGGACGCAAGCCGCTTCTTTTCCACGTCCGACAAGGATGCAACAGCCGACCGCCGGTGATTGGCGAGCCAACTCAGGCAATGCCAGCAGTCGATACGTTCCGCATCCGCGTCGCGCAGCCATTCAGCCAACCCGTCGTATGGTTCGAACGTTTCCGGCACGTCGGACAACCATTGGCGGATGATGGTCTTCCAATCCCAACCGTCCGTCCAATGGTGATGCCAAGGGCGAGTGACGGTAATGGTCGTATCGTCCGCCTTCAGGACGGTCATACGGCATTCGTAGTCGTCACCGCCAATGGCCGTGACACGCAGCCAATCGTTCATCACAACGGCCTCCCCGTTTCCACCTGTTCCAACATGTCAAAGCATTCGTCACGCTCCGTCCGGGTGGCGGAACGCAATAGGTCCGCCAGTCCGGTCGGCTCGTCCTCATAGACGTTCTGCCGTATAAGGCTGATGGCCTCCCAATCCTCGAAGATTTCCGGCGACGGGTCGGCCATGCCGTTCAGCCAGTCCACGACACGCATGCCGGTCTCGTCCAACCGACCGTAATCCACATGTTCGGGCAGTTGTTCCAACACGTCCAACCACCCGTATTGGAATCGGTCGTCGCATTCGGCGGAATCAACCAGCAGACAGTCGGATGTGAGCGGCAGCGGCACACTGACCGTACCGTCATCGTCTTGAAGCACGTCCATGATGAGCCGCATGCTCAACCTGTCCGCCGTCCAACCGGAGACGCGCACGAACGCCCGTTTCGGCTTACGGTTGCGTGCGGCCATGAGACGGCATACGTGTGACAGGCGCATCCAATCCAAGCCTGACAGGTTCAACCCGTCCAAGCCGTGCAGCGTATGTTCGGTGGGACGTGCGTCGTGTGCGCCGTCGTACTGATATTCGATATTCACGCCGTTGACGTTCAACATGTTTCCTCTGTCCCGTTGAGCGTGGCTTCGAGCATGAGCCGCGCCCATTCACGCCACTTCTCCTTGCTCGTCTGCTTCACCTTGTCCCACGCCTTCAGGTTGCCGTAGGAGGAGGTGGAGTGTGCGGAGAGGAAGTAGCCGGTTTCGGCGGCTTGTTCCACCTGCTCGTCCGAAGGCTCGTGTTCGGGAGGGAGGATGCCGTACTCTCGGATAATCTGTCTGGCAGTGCAGTCCGTGCGTTGAATCCTTCTCAATAGTTCGAGCGGACTGCCCGCCCCCTCCACCAGTCGGAAAGTGACTGGCGTGAACCTTGGGTTCTCGTCTTCCGCCAGCGGCTCGTTGTCGAACCGTTCCATGAGACGGTACGCGTCCTCCACTTTCTCGAAACCTCCGTAAAGGAGAATTCGAGCGGCCTCGCTTTCCGGCCAGCGCAGCGCATACAGCAGCATGGTCGAATCCATCCATTTCAATCCACGTGCGCAGGCAATCCGGTCCATGCTACAGATGATGTCTTTAACGGTCTTGTACGTCACCTGAAACCTCCCCGGTCTCGGACGCGACGTCCTGCATCACGTAGGCGATGTTCGACTCAGGAACGTACATGTAGTGTTCATCGAACGTACTAAGTATTTTGCAATCGGACTGCGGAAAACCATTGGTGGTAGTGACCACGGTGCCATCCTTCAACACCCACCGGTACAGCTCGGCGTCGTCGGGAATGGGATACGCCTTCGGGTAGGTCGTCAGAAGGGTTTTCTCAAACCTGTTTCCAGCCGGGTCGATGTACACCGGGAAAGCGTTGTTGAGAACCGTCCGTCGGAACAAACGCTCATGGTACCTTCCATCCCTGTCGTATTTGATGACCAGCACACGGCTGGCTGTCCATTTTTCAGTATTCATTTCGAGAAGTCCTTCAATGTACTATTCCTTTCGGCTGGTTTCGTTCAGTTCAACGCGGCTTCGAGCATGAGCCGAGTGTAGGAGAGATAATCCACACCGACCTGACGTCCACGGTTGGGGCTGACGGTCTGGGCTAGGTTGACGCCGGTTCTTGACGCCGCCTCGACCTGCTCCCGAGTGGGTTGACGTTCGGGCAGTTCGATGCCATGGGCGCGGAGCAGGAGTTCGACATGACTATCACGTTGCACTTGGCGTAACACTTCCACCGCGTCGTGGGCATCGTGCAATATGTAACGGCTGGAAGCGGACAATACCGGGTCTTCTCCCATTTTCAACGGACGGTTCGGAATATCGGACATGAGGAGCCGGATTTCCGAGGATTCCAACCCGTGTCCCCGAAGTATCGAGCCTCCGAGTCCATCGTTCCGGTAAAGCGCATACAGCAGGTGGGCTTCTCCGGCCTGACTTTGATGGCGCGACTCGGCGGCGGATAGTGCGGTGTCGGACAGTGAATCCATCAAAGCCTGTATCTGTTCCTTCAAGGTGGTGGACGTGTCCATGGTTTATTTCCTTCTTTGCCTGAAAACTCTTTATGTGTGAACACATCCACTATAGCATAGTTTGCGTCAATAGTCCAGAAAAGCCTCCAACACCGGAAGGACACGATTCGTATACTTGTCGCGCTCATCCTCGGACATCCCATTCCACCGCAACAGGAGTCCACGGTCGTCGGGCTTGCCGTCGGGCAAATCATTCTCGCATCGGTACAAGGCCATGGCGGCACGCTCCAAACATGCGTCCGAAATGTGCTCAAGAGCGTAGGCGTCGGCCTTCTCCAACACTCCGGCGATTACGGGAGCGCATTCGCCCTTCGGCGGGAACATGGTGCCGAACCCCAAAACGTTCCAACCATTCCGGACGAGAACGTCGGGTAGGATGTATCCGCTCGCCCATTCAGGTCGGGTGGTGTCTAAATGCCGTGGGCAGAAGTGCTTGTCCACGTACTCGTCTCCATCCGATTCGACCTCGATGGTCAGCCACTTCAAATCGTCGGCGTCACTGTAGGCCGAATCCTCATCCTCACGCCAGAGTCTCGTGGTGGCGTCACAGTCGGGATAATCGCAGACGATGCGGTTGCAATGGTTGGTCTCATAGCTCACAGATATTGCTCCTTCTCTATGTCGGATAGGCTGGAATGCCAGTAAATGACACTCACCTGTCCGTTCCTTCTTCCAGTAGTTGTCCCGCTAGTTCGGGAACCTCGTTCCAATCATCGAACATGGCGGCTCGCATATCGGATTGTCCGGCCTGTTCGCATTGGGTTCCGTTCCACGGCAGACGGCGATGAGTTTTCCCCGTGTCTCGGCCAGTCGAATCACTGTAACCCCTCCTCGACTTTCTTTCGTGCGATTTCCAGAAGCTCCTTGGCTAGATTGACCGAAATTGGCGGCGCAAGCCCCTCCTTTTAAGGCTGGGGTGAGCCGCCTTTTTCTTATACGTTGCGTTGGTTTTGCACGTATTGTTTCACTATGGCGAGTGGTGTCCCGCCTACGGTTGCGACGAAGTAGCTGTTCGTCCACAGGGAGGGGAGCCTTCTTTTCAGCGAGGGGAACTCCGCCCGCAGATACCTGCTCGTCCGTCCTTTGATGAGTCGGACGAGCCTGTTGATGCCGTACTGGGGGTCGCAGTCCACGAGGAGATGCACGTGGTCGGGCATGGTTTCCAGTTCGAGTATGTCGCTTCCGGCTTCCTTGCAGACTTCTCGTATTATCTGTTTGAGCCGTTCATCCACGGGCCCGGGGTCTCCGTCGATTGGCGGATTGTCGAGTTTCGGGTCGAGGCTGGTTATCACCTTTCGCCGGTATTTCGGACACCACACGACGTGGTAGTGGCATCTGTAGGTCACGTTGTTGCTGTGTTTCACTTTGTCCATCTTTCCCATGTCTGCCATTATATGGCAGTCGCGTCATATAAGTAGATAAATGTGGTGTGATATAATGTTTTCCATGAAGGTTCGATATAAATACAGGCTACGCCCCGGCAAGCAGGCCGAACGTTATCTGCTTGCCGAATGGGACGCCTGTCGATACGTATGGAACCGCATGGTGGACGAATCTCAAGCGCGATACGAACGCGGCGAGACGTTCGGAGCCGCGCAGGCGCAGAAATACCTCACCTTTCTAAGGGCAAGCAAGACGGACAAGGACGGCGGCAAATGGCTCGCCGCACACTCCTGCGTACCCCAACAGCAGATAGTCAGGGACTACAGCCAATCCAGAGGGAAAGCCGTCTCCGACCGCAAGACATCCTCAAGGAAACGCAAGGCGGGAATGCCACGGCATAAGAGCCGCAAGACCGCACTGCCATCACTCAACTACCGCATCGGCGGATTCACCCTCGTGGAACAGGACGGGAAGACCCGGCTTAAACTGCCGAAGGGCATGATTATCCCCGTCGTATGGTCCCGCGAACTGCCCTCACGGCCCAAGAGCGTCCGAGTTTACAGGTCGCCCGACGGACACTGGTACGCCTCGTTCGTGGTAGAGATGGAACCGAAACCTCTCCCGGAAACGGGGCACGCGGTCGGTATGGACTGGGGTGTCAAAACCACCGCCTCCACGGTCGGATTGAATCTTTCGACGGGCGAGGTTTCCGAAGCCTCCCCGGACGATTTCCCCCACATGGGATTCGAAAGGGCGCGCCACCGCCAAGTGGTGAGACTGCAACGACGCATGGCGCGCAGACATAAGAAGGGCGTCAAATATCCGAACCAGTCGAAAGGCTACAAGAAAGCAAGGAAACAATACCGTGAACTTTGCCAGCGCATAGCAGGGCAACGTCTCACCGTTGCCCACACGTGGGCCAAACATGTGTGCGAACGCAACGACATCATCGCCAGCGAGAACTTCAAAGCGAAGTTCCTATCGAAAACCAACATGGCTCGCAACGCCCAAGACGCCGCTATCGCCACGAACATCCAGATACTGCAATGGCAAGCCGTCAAGAACGGTCGCAAACTCATTCCGGTCAGTCCGGCATACACTACGCAAACATGCTCCGAATGCGGGGAGATAGCCAATCCTCCAATCGGACTGAAAGTGCGTACATACCGCTGTCAGCATTGCGGAATGGTGAAGGACCGTGATAAGAACGCGGCGTTGAACATGCTCATCAGGGCAGGACTTATCCCTGAAGCCCACGGGACCGTAAGACGCCATCCGGGTGCTACCCCGGAGACGCACGTCCCATCAAAGCTTAGAATCCCCCGGCTTTAGCCGTGGGGAGAAGTCAATCGTCAACGTCAGCTCACCGGTGTTGCTATACGCGTTCATGGTGAATGCGCGGCCCTTCAACCAACCCGACTCACTATCTGAACATCCGCCAAGCGAACACATCAGAACCGCCACAACCAGCACGGCCGCCGGACGGAAACCCTTTTTAAGACAATTCCTCAACACAAAAATCCTCTCAATCTGACTACCGGGACACCACGTGAGCTTCACCCTTATATGGGTCAAGCGTCAAATACTGGTCGAGACAAATGGACGGGAACCCGTCACCATCCGACAGAAACGGACGATGACGCCAATCATACGAACTCCAACCCGCCTCCACGCGGGCATTCAACCCATCCAACATCACCGAACGGAAACCCGGCCTACCATCCCGCTCCAACCAGCAGATATCATACTCACGCCCACACAGGCGCTCGCTGACCACGCGCGGAGTGGTGGTACCATCCGAACGGAGTTGCAGATACCTCAAATGCGAATCTAACGGAGTCCAATCCGCCAATCCGAAACGGTGACGGCCACGCTTATCCATATACGCGCACAATCCGGCGTCCACACGCAACGTGTCACCCAACCGAATCGTCATCAGCCGGTCGGCGGAACCATTATGAGGCTCGATACGGTCGGGACGGATAACAGTGTTCTTCACGAACGTGGCAAGCCAAATATGCGAGTCGATAAGCGTCTGAGAACCATCCGAATTCACCACATGCGGAAACATCAGACACAGGCGGGACACATACCCGTTCGATACGCTCGTCTCCTCACAGTCAGCCACCACGCCTTCCACCGTGTAACGGTACACGCCGTCCACGGTCTTATGCTCCAAATCCAACAGGTTACGACGCTCGCTTCTGTCGGTTCGTTCCACGTAGCTTTCGAAGAAACGACGGTAGTCCAAGCGGAGTTCGTCGGCCTGCGTCTTGGTTTGTATCCGGTAGCGTAGTCCGAGGAGGGAATGCCAGCCGGTGCCGCGTCCTGCGCTTTGACGACGGAGCACTTTCCTTCCGTCGGGCGCGGTGGTCGTGCCGATGAACATGCCGGAGCGTTCTTCGGATTCTCCGGCAAGAGCGTCTTCCAACACGCCCATCGTCTCAGGGGAGGGGGTGAATGGCGTCCCTCCCACGCACGTCAAGCCACGACCTTTCCGGACTGTTTGACGGTCTTCTTGGACGAAGGCTCAACGGTCTGTCCGGTCTTCTCTAAATAGGCTTCCAAAGCCTTGACGGCCGCCTGTCTTGCCATTACCATGGCGACATCCTTGTCCGATGCCGTGGCATGCCAACACATGTATTCGTACGGCCTGTCACCGTAGGACAGCAGATAGGTGGCGCTGACCTTCGGCTTGTTTTCCTGCAAGTTCGTTTGGGTTTTCGAAACCGTGACCTTCACGCACTTGGCTGGAGTGTTTTTGCCGGTTTTGACTTTCTCCCAGTCGATAAGCGCTTCGGCCCGCCATGCGCTGTTCTTCGCGCTGACCAGAGTGACGGTCGCGCCGACATGCCACTGGTCTTCACCGTCATGCTTGTTGTGCTCTTTAACGATGGCTTCGGCCACGTTGCGGGCGCTGCACTCGTATTTGATTTCGCCTTTCGCGTTGACGACGTGGATGGCGTACTTGTCCTGTTCGTAGATTTCGATACCCAATATAGGTGTTTCCTTCTGGTTGTTATTGATGCGGGCGGGATTGGTGTGGAATCAACCTCGCTCTTATGTGGACGTTACCAGTATAACAAGAAGGAGCGTGCTAGTCAATTCTAGCCGCGCACAGCTAGAAGTCGTCGTCGAAATCCACTTCGCCGTTCGCATAACATTCGATGCCATCTAACTCGTCCTGAACGCTCGCCAACTGCGCCAACCGTTCCGCCGCCGACTGGCAGCGATTGCATGAGTCCCGAATATAGGCGCGAACCCTCGGATACATGCGATAGTGCAGTCGCGGATTCACAGTCATGTCATCGTCCTCCAACACGTCCAACATCTCGTTGTACACGTCCATCAAGTGAGAAAGCGTCTCCGTCAGGGACTCGGTCTTACGCTCGTCCTTGTTGACGTATTCCTCGATGTCGTGAATGGTGTCCTCAATCATCGTCACGCACTGGTCAAGCACGTTCGCGTCGTCTTTCATCCTACGGAATGGAAGCATTCAGCCCGCCTTCCTCTCTTGGCTTCTTTCCAAACGGTATTCGGCAATCCACAACGCCGACACCACAATCCACAATATGCAGGACAGTCCTTCGAGGAAGCCCCATTTGCCGACGAACAGGCAGATATTCAGCAGGGCGACCATGAGGGAGCATGCTATCGTACCCAACCGTATCCAACGGGGCATGCATCCCCTGCCGGGATTCTTACGTGCCCGCCGTCTGCCCACAGTCCAAAAGGCAGCGCCTATGGCGAACAGGACGAACGCTGCCAAATACAGGACGGTCAGCACGTCGAACACGCCCTGACCGCTCACCGTGCTCCTCCGTCCACATCGGAACCGTTTTCGGAGTGGTGAATCCACATCCATATGGCTGCGGTGGCCATCCACATCAGCCCGCACAGCATGGGGATGATGCCGCCTGTCGTGAAGAGTCGGGTGAACTCCACCAAAGCCGTCAGCATGGAGAGGCACGCGCACCAGAGGCTCAATCCCTTGGCTTTGCCGTCGCCCAAGAAGCGGGGATGCTCCACGCATGTGAAGTATGCCAACGACGATGCCAGAACCACCAGTGAGAAAACGACGGCGACTTCGAGCAGCACGTCCGCTTTCATTTCTCGACCGCTTTCATATCGTCGTTGAACCGTTCCTCGACCTTATGGAACGCGCCTTTCGTGATTTTATGCCACAATGATTCATCCCAGCTTTCCACCGGCATAGAAAGATATGCTTTGTCGTCCTCGACGTACATGTCCACGTATGGCGTGTACGTGTACGAGCTGACGATTCCCGGCAGAGGGTCGGGACGCCATTCGAATTGGCGGAGCATGCGCCACACCTCGTTATTGTCCTTGCAAGGTTTATACAAGCCGTTCATGGGCATAAGCCAGTGGCCTTTCAAATCACCTTTGCCTTGGACGGTCAGGGTTTCCTTGGATGTGACGGCTTCAACTCCTTCGACGGTCCGCTTGCCGTCCGCGTCCTCCTTCCACGCCAGACGGACATGGTGGATGTTCTCGAACCATTCCTCCAGTTCGCGTTGACGCGCGTATTCGTGGCAGCTCTTGCGCAGTCGGTTCACCACGGTCGGATTGTCGCTGGTCAGATATGTTTGCCGCATGACGGCTACCTCCTAGTTTTTGTGGAAAATATGTTTTCAGGGAATAGGTCAGAACGTGACGTTCGGCAATCCCACCGATTGCAGGAACGGGAACCAACTGTTGAAATGCGGGCTGGCGGACAACCAGAACAGTAGAATCAGACCACTCCAGAACAACAGCATGTTCAACAGGCGCAACGGCAGGACGCCCTGTTGCAAACGCCAAGACAATACGAGCACGTTCCAAGACACCGGCTTGCGTTCCCGCTCCCCACGCCACAACAGCCAGCACAGTCCGTTCATGACCACCCACACGACGAGCAGAATCACGGCGAACATCATGCTCGCGGGAGCGTAGGCGCTGACGGCTCGGACGGTCTTCTGCCACTTGTATGCGGTTTTCTGGGCGACGTTCGCGTTGGCGGTGCTCAACTCCGCCGGAATGCCGTCGGACACGTTCGCCCAATAGGAGAATCGGGCGCGGACGATGTACCGGTGTTTGATGCTTTCGTCAGCCCATGCCGTCATGGGATGGCATGTGGTCAACGTCAGTTCGCGTGCTTCGGGATTCGTCTCATCGTTGTTCAGCACGCCCACGTCCGTCGGATTGGTCACCCAACTTTCCGTCATCTTGTACACGTACCAGTGTTCGGCTGTCTGAACGACTATCGCGTCGCCCGCCTGCAACCGGTCTATGTAACCCAAGTCGCCGCCGGTTCGATGGCCCGCGTAGGCACTATTGCCCATGGCTCCGGGCATGACGGTCTGCTCGTAGTGTCCGATGCCCTGATTGTCCAACACGATTTGGTCGGTGCCCTGTTGGATGGCACGCTTCCAACCGGATTCGATTTTTGGAATATACATCCAGCCGATTACCTGCGTATGGGTCGGCATGCCATCGACCGGAACGTCACCTGACTGCGGTTTGGCGATGCGGGTCGTATCCAAGTCCACGTTTTGGTTCAGACTGACTCTTTTCGAGTCGGCTATCTGCGTGTGGATGGAATCCAAATCGTGTCCGAAGAACATCCAGCCGATTTGAGCGATGAGGATGATAACGATGGTGAACACGATTCCGATGGAGCATTGGAGGACATGTTCACCGGTGGAAACCGTGTTGGCTGGTCTGCTTCCGTGTCGGGCGTGGCTTCCTTTGCTGTGTCTGCCTACATGGTTGGAACCATTGTCGGGTTTTGGGGTTTTCCCGTCGATGATTTCAGTCCAGTCGGGCAGCCTGTTCGGGGAGCCGTTTTCCAT